TTTCACTATATGCAGAAACTTCAGCATCACTTACACCTGTATCAGGATTAAATCTTACATTAAACTTATTATTAGCAAAATTTGATATGAATGTTCCAATACCAGATGTGCTGCCTATAGAAATGAATGGATAATGCACTATTGAAGTATCAGTTCCATTATGTGTTGCCAAAACTTCATGAATTGCAATCGTAGATCCAAATGCAACCTTAACAATACTTTTAATTGTGCTAAATTTATTTGAATCTACACCAACTATTGTAGATGTACCAGATACCCTCTTAAAATTAGATTGTAAATTTAAGGTTCTCTCTGTTCCAGCTATCTGGGCAGGATCTTTAAATCTAAACGTACCAATACCAACTGAAGTAGTTCCAAATCCAACAGTTTTAGATCTTAATGTTGCTGTATTAATACCAGTGTTCTGGAAATCAATTGATAAAACACCACCACTTAAATTTGATGTGAATGTCCCAATAAAATTATTAGAGAAATTATCTATATCACCGCTATCAACATAGTACTCACTAAAGTAAGAATTAGTTCCATCATGTGTAGCATAAACATCAACTAAATTCTTTTCATTAGTGATATTATCTGTTACCTCAATGGTTGAATAGAATGCCGATGTTAATCCTACAGGGGAACTTACAAGACTAATTGTAGTATTAGGAGCAGCAGTTTTAGCAACACCAATTAGATTTACAAAACCTATTGCTTCAGTGTTAATTCCAACTGTTGGACTATTAAATTTACTCCTATAGACTTTGATATCCAAATCATCATCAAATGGATCTGTAGGAGTAATTCTAAGTGTTGTATCACTTGTTGCAGGATCTGTAAATCCTTGAACATCTAAAATCTTTTGAGTTCCAATACCTAAATTATTTCTTTCAAATGTAAATGTATCACTACTATCTTTAAATACAATTACCTCATCAATTTGTATTTCATCAGTGGATGGATTTTTAGACTGTATTAAGAAACTTTCATAATCGTCATTTATTGGTAATTCAACCCTATTATTTTGTGTGCTATCAGTATTTGAGAATCGTGAACTAATATCATCAATATCTAATACTCTGTTTGTTAAACATTCTATAAAACTTGAAAGTTTTCTATCTTTTAGTTTTAAGAATTTTGATTTACTTCCTCCGTCTAGAGTGTCTACATCTACAGCAAAATCAAAGTTATTAATCGTATCAACCCTTTCCTCAGTAATCAAATCCCTATTGATGAATAAAACACCATCAGAACTTATTCCTGATCTTGCTGTAGAGGTGATACCTGTATCTGCAAAATTCTTTAATCCACTTGTATGGACAAGTCTATTAACTGGGTCAATAATATCTTCAAATGTCTGTGGACTTTGAATTGTATATGATAAGTTTTGATAATAATCATTATCTGGAAGAACCATATAGTCTTCACTTAATTTTCCTACCTCATCATTCCAACCACGGGATTGTTTGAGTGAATAATCAATCTCAAATATACCACGATTATTCGATACTGAGTTGATTGTGGCTACCGTGCCTGATATATCACCTCTTATTATATCTCCTTCAACTAATTCTCGTGATCCAGTTACCTTGATAAATTCATCAGGATTATTCTCTAAAACATTAAGGTCAACTAAAACAAAATTATTATTTTCTTTAACACCCAATCTCTCACCAACTTTAAATTCGGATGTATTTTGAGTTGTTTTAAATTGAGGATATTTGTTAAAATTAGTGATTGTTGCATAATTTTGTTGATTTGTTTTTGCAATTCCGATTGCAGTTGATATTCCAGATAAATCAAACTCAAGCACCGCAGGACTTGTATTTTGATAATCAGAAATAGTTAAAAAGTCAAATCCATAATCTGTAGAATTATACCCTGTACCAGCAGTAGGGTCATCAAGTTGTATACCCTCAACAAAGATTTTGTCACCAACTGCAAATGGAGCTGGTGTAAATCCTCCAATCGGTGTCACCAAAGTGCAAGTAACGATACCTGTTGTAGTGGTATTTGACATACCAACAACATTAGATACTGATACTCCGTTAGAATTATTGATTGTTCTAATTCTTTGCTCAACTGATTTCAAACCTTTAGGTGAACTTTTTATATCAACAGATGAAATAGAACTTGATGTTAAAGTTACTTCAATAACACCCTGATCTGTTAATTTTCCGGTTTCAGGATCAACAACAACAATATCAGGTGCAGTTAGATATTCAGCCCCACCAGATACAACCTCTATATTACTAATAGAATCTGAATTAATTAAAGTTATTGTCGGAGATATTCTTGCCTCTGGTTTTAAAGTTTTATCGGAGTGATATTCAAAACCGGGATCTAATATACGAACTTTATTAATTCTGTTAATACTTGTTGATAAACAAAGAATTTTTGAATTAATTCCATTGGCAGAGGTAACACTTGTAATACCGGGAATTTTCTTATATCCAAATCCACCTGATGCTAAATTAATTTTAGATACACCACCTGATGCTGTTAAAGAATTAGTACTATAAGAAATCTCATCCACCTCACTTCTAACATAAGATAATTTTTCTGGAACAGATTTTAATGATACATTAAATGAAGTTGTACCGACTCCAAAAGCAGTATATTTTCCATCATACTGACTATCAACATAAGTAATTTTTGATCCATTTTTAACATCAGTATCTGTTGTGCTAATAAATCCTGCTTTTTCAATAGCATAGAAAACACTTAGTGGATTTTCAGAGTTATATTTTAATGTAACTGTTGATGTAGTGCCTACACCTATTGTTCCATTTTTCTCCACAACAAATGAACTAGTTGATCCGGTAGAAACAAACTCATTATGGAAATCACTATCAAAGTAGAAATTAAAATCGTAACCATTTAATGATGAGTCTGAAACATAAAATACTAAATCATTATTTCTAACTATCGAAAGAGGTGGATTTATTAGAGATATTGTTTGTGAATTTCCACCAGTATTAGTTGAAATAGCAACGACATTTGGTGGTTCATTTACAACATCTTTTCTTGTTTCGCCTAATTGGAATGCATCATCATCAATCCGATAAACAAAGTATGACTGTGTTGTTAATCCTGTGGCTTGATTTGTAGATCCATCATAGAAAATCTTTTGACCACTAACTAAACCATGATCAGTTTTAAATATTGTATCTGCACCAATATTTGCTTGTGCGATAGTTTGTGGATTGATAAGAATTTTATCTTCTGATGGTGAATATTTCACTATAACTGAGGTACTAACTCCAGTGCCTCCTGCTATGTTAGGTTGGACTTTTAAATTAATAGTATCCAACTCAGTCAAATTATGAGATGTAGATACTGCTACATGACCAATAATTTTTTGTGCTTTACCTAAAACTTGAGTGTGATTTGATTTTAATAAGTATTCAAAATTATCATTAGGTGCTGTTTTAAAGAATATTGTCTCTCCATTTTTTTCAGTTGATAAACCAACTAAATTATTTGAAATCCTCTTAGCAAATACTGTAGATCCGTTTGTGAGGTTAAAACTTGATGATGATGCTAAAGTTGTTCCAGTTCCACACTGTAAAGCACCTGCACCGGTTGGTACTGTAAATGTTAATTGTTGATTATTTACAAATGGATGATTAGGTAAAAATATACTCTTTGCAGGTACACTAATAACTCTTGATGTTTCACCTTCTGTGAATGATTTAGCCATTGCTATGGCAGTTCCTGCGGTCAATGCTAAACCAACTTGCTCTTGAGGGTTGAAAAATACTTTATCATTTACTTTGGAATCAAAAGGTGGGGTCACTAATGGTATAGTAAACTTTTGAGGAACAGTTAAAATAGCAGATGATAAATCATGAGAAGCTGTGTTCGCTGTTGACACAAGACCTCTCTTTACTCTTAATATTTGTTTCTCATCAAAAACGTTTAGAACTAATAATCTTTCTGTACCAATACCTATACTACTACCTGCAGAAACTCTGTCTGGGATTTTGGAAACATATATGTCTGTAACAATACCTGATGTGTTATTTGCTCCCATAAATTTATAGAGAACAAATCGATCAGAACTAACACCTACAACATGAGAATCAGTGAGTTTAGGTATACTTGTTGATAGTCCAGAAACAACTATATTATCGTTATCAGCAAATGTATGTGATGTTGATATAAATGCACTTACCTCAGAGTCATTTTCTCTTACGTAAACCACATCCTCATAGGTCTGTACGGTTGTATTAAGACTTACTATGTCTTTACCCTTAACTTCTGATACAAAGGCACTAGCACCGCCTCCAGAGGTGCCTTCATTATCAAAATTTAAATTATCATTTACTTTATAATCACTACCAGACTCTATTATTTGGAATCCTTCAACTCCACCCTTTGTCACAGATTCTACAACAGAACTTTGTTCTATTATTTCGTTTGACTCAATTATAAAATCATTGTCGGCAAATTTATCACTTACTTTATATGGCAGCGTATTTCTAATAACTCCCTGTGAATTTAGATCAAAATTAGTTTGATCAATTAAGAAATTATCAGATACTGGTTCTGATCTATAAGTATCACCAATAAAATATGGGAATTTAGGTTCTAAATTACCTAAAGATCCTGTTGCAACACCAACAAAATATGCATAAACACCATTTGGAAAGTCTGGAGTTTTTGCAAATCTTCCATTATTTTCATCCAGATCACCACTATCAGTATACTCATAATCCTCAACAAAGAATCCATTATTAAATGATGAAGGTCTATCCACAACACCACTTGTGTTTAAAACATATCCTGTGTTTAATATTTTAATTGAAGAATTTTCATCTTTTGGATCACTATAACCATATGGGCCATAAATTGGATTTCCATCATATGCCCAACCTATGATCGGTGAGTGTCCTGTTATAGGATCAGGATCACTAAACTCATTAGTGTATAGTGATGTGCTATAACCCACAACAGCGTATTGAAGGTTAGTTTCAGACTCTTTTAATAATATTTCATCATCAAATCTCTCTAAGTTGTTTACTGTGAGAGACCTTACAGATGGTTCAAATATTTGTCCTGATCCTGCAGGTTTAACTCTTACTACGGGAGATTCTGTGTATCCAATACCTGAATTTATAATAACAACGTCAGTGATCTTACCATCAGATACGATAGGTCTGAATTTTGCCCCTACTCCTGTTCCTACTCCAACTAAATCTATATCAGGTGGTGAAAAATATTCCTTCCCGCCAAATCTTACATCAACATTTGTTATTCTTCCCTTATTTGTTAATACTCTTAGTTCAGCTTGCTTACCATTTTGTAAAGTTATACCGGGTTTCTTTTCAAAATTTAATATCTCTGAACCATAACTTGTTCCGGGTTCATAAAGATAATTTTCAATTATCGATCCTCTTACTACTGGAGTCACAATTAAATCACCATCTCTTGTAAATGTGGTTGGTGAATAAACTGCATTTACACTTAAAGTAATATTAGGATATGCAAATTCTTGTAGTCCGGTTCCAGAAGATGTAAATTTAACATAATCACCTCTGTTATAATCACTATTGTTTGTAGCACCTATACCCGCATTTGCAATTCTAAATGTATTATCATCTAATTTTATGACTTTATATTGATTTGCTGAACTAATTCCAGAAATAGCAGTTCCACCATATTCATAGTTGTAAGTAATAACTTCACCATCTAAAAATCCATGATTTTCAAAATTTATTGTATTTTCAATAGATGATATGCCTACAGGTTTTACTGATAGTTTGCGATTTGTATAATTTGTACCAGCATCCTCAATCAATACAGACCTTAAAAAGTTTTTCTTTTCTAATGTTTTAAATTTATGTGTTCCTTGTGTATTAATTGTTGTAAAACCAACTGGATTTGTTCCTGTATTAAAATCATTTAAATTATCATACAGTTTTATTGATGATATTCCAACTACTTGAGCATAATAAATCGATCCATCTGATAAAAATTTATTTTGATCTAAGTTTGATCCACCAGAGGTTCCTATACCTATTGGAGAGTTTTCATTTTTATCATAAATTAGTGCTTCACCATTTAATAAATTATGAGGTCGATCAAATATGATTTGATCAAATAAAACATCTACTCCTCCTCTCACTGAGGTTTTTCGACCATCAAATGTCAATTCTCTATGTCTTTTACGAACAATTGGTTTTAATACGGCACCAGACCCATTTCCACCAGATATACTAATTGATAATACTTTTTCTATGTCAAAAAACTGTGGATCAACTAATACTTCATTCAACGATCCCTTTATGACGGGTTGCATGAGTGCAGTTGTTCCTGATCCTGCTTGAGGAATTACAATATTTGGTAAGTTTATTACGTCAAAGTTTGTTCCTTTATTTAAAATTTTTACATTTGATAATGGCCCAAAAAATATCTTATCCTCTGATTTATAGTTTGTTATCTCAACACCGTTTATTAAGATACCAGTTCCACCGGGTTCAGTTGATGTTGAAGACCCTGATTTTATATTTACATCAGCAGGAAACTTCTTAAGAATTTTTTGCACACCGATTTGTTCATTTTTATGTCGTAATAGAACAAAACTATGTTTACCTGAAATGGTTACTTTGTCCCCTCTTGGTATTGCACCTTGATTTAATGTTCCAACAGTGGTTCCACTTATAGTTACTATGTTTGTGAGTGGATCAATAGCAGTGACTGTTGATATACCAGAGTTACTAATATTTGAATTAGATAATGTATCATTTACTTGAATACCATTAACACTGTCAAGTTTGATTGTGCTTACACCTGTTATTGCTGTTGTTGCAACTCCTACTGTAATTGTTCCAGCAGTGAACTCTAAATTATTAGAGACTGGAATAAATGATCGTGATGCATATAATTTAATTTGGTTCGCATTTGATAATTTTTCAACGTAATATACACCCTCTTCTAACCCACCCAATACTAAATCGGGATTATTGGGTTTATAAAACACTGAGTCACCAGTTCTGAATCGAGTTGCACTTGGGAAAGAAATTATGGAAAACTTTTGACTTACATTATTAAATCCCTGCAAATCTCCACCAAGAGTATTAGGAATCGTACTTTTAAATACATTTTCTGTTATATCATATGATGGTAAAGATGATGAAGCTACGTAATAGTTAATATCATTATCATTATAAGTATTTTGAACATTAGATGTTATTACATCGTTTCCATACTGCAATGTAGATGTTGAACTAAATGCTCTGTCCAACTTTCTACGAATATCATAATCCACATCTGCTAGTGGGGTAAAATTCAAAACATTGTTTAAATCTATCTGATTGTTTTGTAATATGTCACTTACAATAGCATCAGATACCTCTACTTGTTGTGAACCACCTCTTCTTATGATGTCAACCTTGTCACCTACCTTTAAGTTTGACTTATCTGGTTTTGTTTTTAGTATAACACTTGCTGAACCACCTGTTGGAGCACTTGGAAAATTATCAATCTGAAAAGTACAGGATGTATTATAGATCCATGAATTAAAGAAAACTTCTTTCTTTGTTTTATTTTGAGGATTCGCCACTACCTCACCAAGATTTTTAACAGATATCCTTTCTCCTTCAGTGGTAACACTTGATGTATTTGATGGTAGAAGTTTAAAATCAGATAATACACCTGTGATTCTTAATTCAACTTTTTTACTAAGATCTCCATCCTCATATCCAAAAACAAATTCATCGGATCTTACGTCATCTGTTGACGAAATAGCAGTAGTAATACCAGTGCAATTTAGAAATTGATTAACTGTCTTATCAGTGTATGTAACCGTGTTTATTCCTGATATGACCCTACCGGTGGTGTTAAACCCAACAGTTGAGTCAACAGTGATTACAGACGATCCTATGGGCACATCACCTATTGCTTTTGACTTTCCGGGTACGGTAAATGTTCCTAAAATACCACTACGATCATTATACCCAACGAATAAACTTAACTTGTAATAACTTTTTCTATTTCGGGTAATTATCTCTACTTCAGACACTGAAGCTGTTGTCTGAGAATCAGTTGATTTTGTTATTGTCTGTCCGAGTAATTTATTAGGATCACCACTAATAACCTCAGCTACCACAATTTCTCTGCGTATAAATTCAGCACCTGATGGTTTAATAAGAAAATCTTCTAAATCGAGTATTTTAGGTGTGACTCCAAATATCGCATTAAAGAGTATACGGAATGATTCTGCAGTTCCTTTTGATTGATATAAAGACTTTGATTCTTTTATAAAATTACTTACATCTAATTCTGATATAAATTTTGTATCTTCTAGACCCGGAGTAAGTGATGACTTAATTTTTTTGTAAAATTCTTGTAAAAATAAAACACTAAGATTATTTACAGATACACCAGATGTATGATTAGCAGTGGTTGTAGATTTAAATACCAATTCACCCGGATTATTAGGGTCTGTATATGATGTTATACCACTAAATCCTCTAATACATCCTGTAAATGTATTTGTTGTTAGTCCTGTATAACTTATTATTTCATCATCAATTTTAAGTAAACCATATTGATTAGGAAACCCCTTTGTAGATGATACTGTAATAGTATCACTTGTTGTTGTTACACTGGAAGTTAATGTAGTTACACCTACAATTACTTCAGGAGTTAAGTTATCTAATTTTAAATATTGATCTAAATTATCACTTAAGTCTACAACACCACTACGATGTTCTTGAGAAATATAATATTGTCTTAAAAAGTCAACAGTTTTTGGACTCTCTGAGAGAATGAACTCAGGAAGTTGACTTTCTATAACTTGTTGAACTTGTATACGTTTTTCGATTCCAGTTCCTATCATTTTATCTGTTTAGTTCCCCATTTGAGTATGATGATGTTACTTTATATCCAACACCAGAAATTTGTTCACCAGATGTAATAGTATCTTTAACCATATTTATGGTGCTACTAGGGATGTTAAAATCTAGATACAAATCTTGTAATCCTATAACATCATTAGATTCTGGGAATGCCTGTACTTCGACTATATTATTACCCTTTTCAGTTTCAGTAATATTGATTGTTGTTAAATTTACTTCACCATGAATATAATCAACAGTTCCAGCTGATTTGACAACCACAACATTAGTACCGCTTTGAGAATCCTTTCTAACGATTGAAATTACACCAGTTTGCATATCTGGATTAGGTGTATCTGTAATGTAAACTGTATTAGTATTTCCTTGAATTTTAAATCCAGTGCTCTTGATATTTAATCCACCGGGTTTTACATTAAATTGATTACCAAAACATAATTCATACTGTGCAAATTGATTGATAAGTGCGTTTAAATTACGTCTTATCTTAATCCTTGTGATATTTGATGAGATTGCCTTATCGATGTTATCGATAACGTTTAATACTTTACTATACTTAAATCTACCACCAAAACGATTTACATCACCAGATCTTGAATAGATTGTTAGAGCATCAGATATTTTTGTTCTTAGTCCATTTACACTTGTAACAGCTGTCGAATCATAGTAAATGAAAGATTCAACTTCGACGTATAATATTTGTAAGTCTACTATTTTTTGGTTTATGCCTGTTAGAGAGTAACTTTTTAATTTTCTTAAAATTTGTGTTTTATCAAAGTCAGATACAAACTCACCATTTTTTGGTTTAATTGTAATAAAAACAGTGCCAAACTGAGGTGGATCCAGTTCCTCACCCCCAACAACTGATACACTTTCAGTGTTTGGATATACTGTTTGTACTATTGATTCATAATCTCTTGCTGTGACTGCTCTGTACTGTGCTGAATAGAGTCTAGGTGCAAAATATTTAATTGAATCTAAGGGTTCAATGTCACCACCATTTGAGGCAGCTTGAATGACATCGATTGTTGGAGTCGAAGAAGGAACAACAATGCTAGTAGGTAAAGTTGATGTTGCTTGATCTTTATCAGCAAAACTACCGGCAAATGTAAAGACTGAAGGGCCATTACCACTTTTACCAGAAGTAATAATATACTGGACTGTGATTTGAGCACCATCCTCTAATTTTTTACCAAATGTTCCATCACCAAACAATATTTCATACTTTTCATCCTGTACCTCTTGTATTAAGTATGTCTCAGATTTTGAAGTTACTCCAACTATATTGTCAATAATTCTATACTGCTTACCTAAACCGGGATCTGCAGCACCTCTGACATAAACTACAATAGATGAAGTATCAATATTTGCATTATCAAGAATAAATCTTTGAGTCAATGAACCATCTACTACAAATCTAGATGTTAAAAATGTACCCTCTAAGACTTTGATTGGTTCTTCAGTAGTTCCAAATTGTGCTAATCCATTATTTACAGTGGTGGTTATACTTTCTGATATAGAAAATACAAAATCAGTATTATCTTCAGTGCCTATACAAACCACACCGGGTTGTAATGTAAGAGTGGGACTACTTGTAGTCGTTGCTACTTGAAACTTAATAGACGCTCTGGCCGCTGTCTTAGACCTTGGAACGTAACCAATATTTCTTGCTAGTGATACTACATTCTCTCTCAAAGTAGCAGAATCAAGAAAAGACTCATTTACAACTAAGTTTGAGTTAAATGCTGAGATATAAGTGTTATATGCAAGAGTGTCGATCAATACAGAGAAGTTTGAACCCTCAAAATCAAAGTCTGTGAAGTTTGAGTTTGCTCTTAGGTAGTCTTTAATCTGTTCTCTTATCTGATCAAAGTCTAAATTAGTAAATTTGGTAAATGGCATTATCTTGCTGCTTGTAATATGAATGAAAAGCTCTGTGCTGGAAACTCTTGACCAATAATATCAAACAATATATTTACCTCAAACTCATTTTGATCAGGTCTGGGGTCAACATTAACTTGTAAATTGTCAACTCTAGGTTCAAAGTTTTCTATTGCTATCTTTATTTGATCCTCTATGACTGATGCTGTACCAAAGTCTACAAAGTTGTCAAATAATAAACCACGTACATCAGAACCCAATATCGAATTAAAAAACCTCTCCGTCGGTATTGTTTGCACAATATTCCTTACAGACCTCTTGATTGCGTTTTCATTTCGCAATACAGTAAGGTCTTTTGTGACAGGATGAGGTGAAAAAGACAAATTAATGTCTTTAAATGCTCTTGATATACGTTTTACTGCCATTTAACAGAGTTTTTTTATTATTTATACCTATCTTGCGAAGTCTTTCATTATATAGTCATCAGAATCGAAGTATTCGAGTACCCACCATGCCACACATCGTGGATTTTTTGCTCCACAAGTGAAAATATCAAAGGCAACACACCCTTTTTCAGGCCAAGTGTGGCAAGAAAGGTGACTTTCACCTAAAGTTAAGTTACAAGTCACTCCTTGAGGTTCAAATACATGTGTATATGCGTTAAGAACCTCAACACCTTCGATTTTACAAGCATCAATACACACTTGTTCGATCATTTTTGCATCATTTAACTTTTCAAAGGGCACATTATACACTTCAACAAGTAAATGAGTCCCCATATGAGCATTTTTGACGTTTTTCATCCGTATGTATGAATATTATAGTGTTTTCTACGAGGAGGATACTTATATTTCTTGACTTTTACCCTAACTGCCTTGTAGATTTTTAATATTTGGTCTGATTTCATCCTAATTCTGGGTTTTCTTTACGTTCTTTTGCTGTTTTCCAGAAATAATTCTCTTCTGAACCTAATCCATCACGATC